GATGTGGAGCCTACTAAGGAGGATCAGGACGTTGCGGCCAAGATTTCCCTCGCTTACGCCGATAATCCCGATGCAACCTCCAAAAAAGTCTCTAATAAGAAGATATCTACGCTTACACCCGCCTCTTTGGTGCTTACTAACGACATATTGACTGAATTTGGGCGGTCTGTGGTGCAAAGTTCACTGCATGTACGCCATCTTGTGACCAATAAGCTGTTATTAGAGACCGAAAACCCTGATCCACGCGTGCGTATACGTGCATTGGAGCTATTAGGTAAGATATCTGACGTTGGATTGTTCGCTGAAAAGTCCGAAGTGACCATAACTCACCAGTCTACGGACGATTTAAGGGATAAATTACGTGAAAAGTTGCGTAAATTGTCCGTTCCGATGAAAGTTGTACAAGATGCGGTGGTTATAGACGGAGAATTCATGGATATAGACGCTGAATTGGGCCTTAAAGACGAAAAACAGCCCTTAGACGAGCCTAATGACCAATAAAGCCTTCACAGATATTGCTTTCAACGGGGAAGAGATCCAGTTGATGCTGGATAACCTGGATAAGTATACCTCTGACGAGGTTGCCGAGATAGATCGCATGGTGGATGAGCTAGCCGCCCGCAAAACTAACACGGAAGCATATGATGACTTGATAGAGTTCTGTAAGCGTATGCAATCAGACTATATCGTGGGTAAGCACCACCGTATGTTGGGCAATATGCTCATGGAAATCGAAGAAGGGGACAAGGATCGTATATGTGTTAACATCCCTCCGCGTCATGGTAAGTCACAATTAGTGTCTATTTTCTTTCCGGCATGGTTTTTAGGGCGTAACCCCAATAAAAAGGTCATGATGGTGTCCCATACTACCGATTTAGCGGTAGATTTTGGTCGTAAGGTACGAAATTTGATATCTACGGACGAATACAGGGCTATTTTCCCCACTGTGAAGCTTGCAGTGGACTCTAAATCAGCGGGAAGGTGGAATACCAACACCGGAGGAGAGTATTATGCATGTGGTATCGGCTCATCTATTGCTGGTCGCGGTGCTGATTTACTGCTTATTGACGATCCCCATTCCGAACAGGATGTCATTAACGGAAATTTCGAAACATTTGAAAAAGCTTATGAGTGGTTCACTTTCGGGGCCAGAACGCGACTGATGCCGCAGGGCCGTGTGGCCATTATTCAGACAAGATGGCATATGGACGATCTTACGGGGCGGGTAACCAGGGATATGGTTCAGAACCCCCGTGCAGATCAATATGATGTGGTCGAATTCCCCGCCATACTAGATATAGTGAACAAGGAGACCGAAAAATCGGAACAGAAGCCTTTATGGCCTGAATTTTTTGATCTGGACGCACTGCTCCGTACCAAGGCATCCATGCCTACCTTTCAATGGAATGCACAGTACCAGCAGGAGCCGACAGCGGAGGAAGCCGCCCTAATCAAGCGCGAGTGGTGGGGGCAGTGGAAGGAAACGCAGCCTCCGTCCTGTGAATACATTATAATGTCTCTGGATGCGGCAGCGGAAACTCATAATCGGGCTGATTACACGGCGCTCACGACATGGGGGGTGTTCTTTAATGAAGACGAGGATGCATATAATATTATATTGTTAAATAGTATAAAAAAGCGTATGGAATTCCCAGAACTTAAAGAACTTGCTATGGAGGAATATGGCGAGTGGGAACCTGATGCGTTTATTGTTGAGAAGAAGAGCGCAGGTACCGCGCTATATCAGGAAATGCGCAGGATGGGTTTACCTGTGCAGGAGTATACACCCCACAGGGGGTCAGGAGATAAGCTGGCGCGTTTGAATTCCGTTGCGGATATTGTGGCGTCAGGGTTGTGTTGGGTTCCAGAGACACGCTGGGCGGAAGAGGTCATAGAAGAGATTGCAGGATTCCCGTTTATGAGTCATGATGATTTGGTTGACTCTACAGTTATGGCCCTTATGCGCTTCCGTCAGGGAGGTTTTATACGCTTGCCCACCGATGAGCCGGATGAAGTTCGATACTTCAAGCGCCGTACTGGTGGATATTATTAGGGATTGATTTTATGGCGATTGAAAAAGGGCTATATGCGGCTCCCCAAAGTATAGATGACGAGTTGCCTGATGATGAGGCACTGCCCGAGGCGGAATTAGAAATTGAAATTGTCAACCCGGACATGGTCACGCTGGATGACGGTAGTGTAGAGATAACTCTGGTCCCTGGCTCTGGTCCTTCGGATATGTCTTTTGACGGTAATCTGGCCGAGGAGATGGAGGATACCGAACGTACTACCCTTTCTGAAGAACTTATCGGGCTTATTGATGCCGATATGGATAGCCGCAAGGAGTGGGCGGATACCTTCGTAAAGGGCCTGGATGTACTCGGTTTCAAGTATGAAGAACGTACGGACCCTTGGGAGGGAGCTTGCGGCGTATACTCCACGGTCCTGGCTGAGGCTGCTATCCGGTTCCAGGCGGAAACCATGAGTGAGACTTTCCCCGCTATGGGGCCTGTCAAATGCAAGGTGCTTGGGGAAGAGACCAAGGAGAAGGATGAAGCTGCGGCCCGTGTCAAGGCGGATATGAATTATGAGTTGACCGAGAATATGGTCGAGTACCGCCCTGAGCATGAGCGTATGTTATATAGTCTGGGTCTGGCTGGTTCTGCGTTCAAGAAGCTTTACTACGATTCTAATCTTGGACGGCAGGTTGCCCTGTTCATACCGGCGGAAGACTGTATCGTACCTTATGGTGCGTCTCATATTGAAACGGCAGAGCGTGTTACGCACGTTATGCGGAAGACAAAGAACGAACTTAAAAAATTACAGGTTAACGAGTTTTACCGTGATATAGAACTGGAAGACCCGGAACCATATCATTCCGATATAGAGATCCGTAAAGCGGAAGAAGGTGGATATTCCCTTACCGATGATGAACGATACGCAGTATATGAAGTGCACGCTGATCTCGTTATTGAAGGTTTTGACGACTCCGACGACGAAATTGCCAAACCTTATGTAGTTACCATAGAGCGTAGTTCGAGTGAAGTTCTGGCTATTCGTAGGAACTGGGACCCTGATGATGAACTGATGCTCAAACGGCAGCACTTCGTGCATTATCCTTATGTACCGGGATTTGGGTTCTATGGCCTTGGGCTTATCCATATTATCGGCGGGTACGCCCGTGCGGGAACTTCCCTGATACGGCAGCTTGTTGATGCCGGTACACTTTCTAATTTACCTGGGGGTCTAAAGTCTCGCGGATTACGTATTAAAGGTGATGATACTCCGATTGAACCGGGGGAGTGGAAGGATGTGGATGTACCATCCGGTAGTATCCGCGACAATATCATGCCGCTCCCCTATAAAGAGCCTAGTCAGACACTTCTAGCACTACTTAATCAGATTACCACTGAAGGTCGCCGGTTGGGGGCAATCAGTGACATGAACATATCTGATATGTCTGCCAACGCTCCGGTAGGCACAACGCTGGCACTACTGGAACGTACATTGAAGCCCATGGCTGCAGTACAGGCCCGTGTTCACTATGCCATGAAGCAGGAGTTTAAACTCCTCAAGGTTTTAATGGCTGAGTATGCACCAGCTGAATATTCTTACCAGCCCTTACGCGGGGAAGTTGGTGCTCGCCAAGCTGATTATTCGATGGTGGATGTTATTCCTGTTAGTGATCCTAACAGTTCCACGATGGCTCAGCGGGTCGTGCAATATCAAGCAGTCCTGCAGATGTCTCAGTCTGCGCCCCAAATCTACGATTTACCACAGCTTCATAGACAGATGATCGAAGTTCTTGGGGTTAAGAATGCGGATAAGCTTGTACCCATCAAGGAAGATATGGAACCTGCTGATCCGGTTAGTGAGAACATGAGTTCACTGATTGGCAAGCCGATGAAAGCATTTATCTATCAGGATCATGACGCGCACATCGGTGCACATATGGCGTTCCTGCAAGACCCGCAGGTTGCACAGATGATCGGGCAGAATCCGCAAGCACAACAGATTGGAGCTTCTTTGCAAGCCCATATTGCCGAGCATCTAGGGTTCAGGTACCGTCAACAGATCGAAGAAAAACTGGGGGCACCGTTGCCGCCACCGAATCAAGAACTTCCAGAAGAGATAGAAGTGAATCTGGCGCGGGTTGTCGCGGAGGCTGGTAAGCAGCTTACACAGCAACATCAGCAAGAAGCCGCACAACAACAAGCACAGCAGCAAGCCCAAGATCCTATAATTCAGATGCAACAGCAAGAACTGCAGATAAAAGCACAGGAAGTACAGCGTAAAAGCCAGAAAGATGCTGGTGATATGCAGATTAAACAGGAAGAGCAGAAACGTAAGGTTACCAAGGATAGAGCAGACGTTACGCTTGAAGAACAACGGCTGGAACTTGAAAAACTTGAAGTTGGTATAGATGCCAAGAAAGCCGGTGTGAAGATGCGGGCCGATAGACAGTCAGAGGCTAACAAGACAGATCTGGAACTGACTAAACTAGCGGCTAGTACCAAGAAAGAGTAATTAATGATCCCACGAGCAAAAACCGTCTTTGACGTGCTTAAAGATAAAATGGACGAGGATGTATCCTCTGCACTACAGTTTCTTGGATCGGGGGGAGCACAAGACTTCGCCCAGTACAAGGAGGTGACAGGTCTGATTCGAGGTCTCAGATCTTGTATAACTCATGTAGAAGACCTTGCGCGCAATCAACTGGAAGATGATAATGACTGAAGCAGTTACGGCGATAACTCCTGATGAAGATTGGGAAGCACAACTCCCCCTACCCTGTGGATACCATATCTTGGTAGCCCTGCCCGACATTAGCGATTATTATGAAGGTAGCTCGTTGCTCAAGACTGACAATGAGAAACACCGTGAATACATTACCTCTATTATGGGGGTTGTGATAGACATGGGTAAGAGTGCGTATACGGATGAAGCTCGTTTTCCTGATGGCGCTTGGTGCCAAGTAGGGGATTACGTTATGTTCCGTATGAATACAGGGACACGGTTTACGGTTAATGGTAAAGAGTTCCGTTTAATGAATGACGATTCCATCGAGGCAGTTATCCCTGATCCTCGTGGCATCTGCAGAGTATAGGAGCACAATATGGCTTTTCAGAAAGTGGCTT